CCAGATCCCAGTCTTCTTCAGTCGCCCAGTTGCCAGGGATCGCGAGCTTCTCAGCTCCGACCATCTTCTGCGCGTTGATATAAGACTTCGCCATGCCCTCGACACTGCCGATATGCTGCAGTGACGGGTCGCTTGCCAGTTCCGGGGGCAGTGATGCCAGCCAGTCGTCACTCCCAGACGGTGCCTCCCCGGCATCTGCCGGAGCTTCCGCTACCTGTTCGTCGGACATATGTGATTACTCCTTCGGTTGTTGATCCTTGATGATGTTGGTCAGGAACAGCACGACATCGCGCTGCCCCTCCCTAAACGCCGTCTCATCCGAGTTTGGCGTAAAGCTCGATTTCCACAGACCAAAGCGTGCGCCCAGATCTTCCATGACCTTCTCGCCGTCCTCGCTCATCAATACTGAACGGTAAGTTTCTTTCAGCTCTTTAGGCGTCATGCGGCGCCTTCAATCAGTTCCTGACCGATCTCTGTCTCATCAACGGCACGCAACGCCGGTGCGGCATCACCTGCCGCGCTTGCCACCTGCTGCGCGGCCATCAGCTCCTGCTCCTGCTGCATGGCTGCGGCGCGGTTCTCGCGGATACCAGCAACCTCGCCTTCGCCACGCACCACAGCCGCCGGTGTGCCGGTGACCTTGATGATGTGCTTGGCAAGACCGTCCATATCAAGATAATCAACTACGCCCTGGTCAAGCTGCATAAGCGGCATCAGGAACTCGATCATCTGCAGAATGCCCTGAATGTCACCGCTGCGCTGCGCCTTCGCCAGAGGCGAGACGTATTCAATGTCAATGTTGCCGTCCTGTAGCATCGGCGGAGCCGGTGCAAACTTCTTTTGACGCGACAGCACAGCAAAGCAGCGGCTGATCAGTGGCTGCAGCAGCTCTGCCTGCAGGCGTCCCAGGACAGGGCCTAACAGTCTCATCTTCTCTTCCGTTCTCTGCACAACTTCCGTCGCGGTCATTTGCGGGCCGGTGCCGAGTATGAGCTGATCAACATAGAAGGCGGCTCGTATGGCCTGCCTGCGCTGATCCAACTGCATCTCGCCCAGCGGATTATTGGCGCCGATATTTAATGGCTCAATGCGATCGCGCGTACCCGATCGGTAAAAGTTAAGACCGCCAGGGGTGGTACGCACCGGCAGCATGAAGCCATCGTCGGGGACCATCAGCGGCGGATGTATCTGCAACTGGGCGGCACGAATAACCACCTCGGACATCTTGTTAACCATCTTCGTGTCAGGCAGCGCCGTCATTGCCGGCGATCGGCCGTAGCCAATCTCGAAGCTCGCCTTTAGAAAACGCGGAACACAATACGGAAACTCGTCGTATCCGCTTTCGCCGATGACCATCTTTTCATCGGGATCGATATAGATGCTAGCAAAGGGTTTGTTCTTCGCGTTCTTCTTTCGCCGGTCGCGATCTTCGCGCGGCAGGACAATGTGCAGCAGCTCGATTTCAGCGTAAGGTTCTTCACTATTCAGCTTGGATATGCGTTGTGTAACCTGTTGCTCGCCAAACTGCCGCACAGCGGCGCGTGCCGTAGTCTTGTACTTGCGGAAGACCGTATCGACACGCCCCTGTTCGTTCTCCGAGACATACACCTCGGCAATGTGCCGGGTGCTGAAGCGGAATCCATCGTCGTCGTCGTTTTCAATAAATATGACCGCAGTGCCGAACGTCACCAGGTCCGAGTAAAGTTCGTGTATCTGCTCTTGAAAGTTTGACCGGGCCAGATGCTGGTACATGACATCGGTCGCGCCTTCGAGCCATTCCTTTGCCTCGTCGTCGCCGTTCAGCTCGTCATTCTCGTAGCGCAGGTCGAACCACGGAGTCGCCGCGTTCGTCAGCATACCGTGCAGGGAAGCAGACATCAGCTCGGCGGCGTGGACCGCCGTGCCGTCAAAAAGCAATTCGGTGCGCTTGTCGCCACCTGTACGCTTCTTCGTTATGTCTGCCTTGCGTGGGCATATGTAATCGCCCAGCTCCTGCCAATGCGATTCCCAGTGGCTGCGGTTCGTTTGCAGCGTGCGGTATCGCTTCAGCAGCGCGGTTGCGCGCGGATCATCCATTCTACTGTCCCAAAAGTGTCTTTTTGGTGGTCGGCGCTTCGGTCGTCAGACCCATGCCGCCGGTGACGTTAGCTTGGCGCAGACCACGCTTGCGCCGTGCCTGACGCTCCACGCGCTCGGATTCCTTGGCCTCTTTCGGCTTGATAGGCGGGTCAGGCGGAACGGGCGGAATCGGCGGAGGGGGCGGGGTCGGCGGCGGTTTAGGCGCTAGAAATGACATCAGGCGTGTCCTTCATACTGGTAGGGGTTGTAGTTCATCACCGCGTCACGCTGTGGTGGACGGCCATCGTTCAGTCGTTGTGTTTCCAGTCCGATCGCGGCGGTACGAAACGCATCAGCGGCGTGGCTTGACCAGTCATGCACGGGCGCATCGCGGAACTGTCGTGTCCGTTCGTTGTACGATCGATGGTAGTGGCGCAGGGCTTCCAGACCGTCGCGGCAGTTGTCGCGATCGAAGTAGCAGCGCGGTATCAGGAGCCGCGCAGCATGGATGCCATCCTCGACAGGCAGTCTCGGCACCACTCTAAAATTGAGGCCAAGGTTGTACGCAGCTTCGCGACGGCTTTTGCCAGTACCCATTTCACGCACTTCCAGATCGTGAGGACCGTTGTGCGTCCCATAGACGTAACCTTTTTCATGCAGCGTTCGAACATAGTGCGGCAATCCTTCGCCCTGGTTCTGATAAAAATCTATTACATTGACGCGACCACCCGGCAGCGACTGGGTCAGCCAGATCGCTGTGTAGTCATGCATCCCGATATCCCAGTGGGTATCGACCTTGTAGTCGCTTAACAGCGGCACCTGCGTAATGCGCCCAGCGTCGTCGGACTCCTGCAGCTCCTTGCCGTAAACGCTACCTGGTACGTTGGCGACCCAACTGCACTCGAACTCCTGATTGTACTGATCGTCAGTCATGGTCGCCTTCGCGGCTTCCAGTTCCTCGGCATCAAGTAGTTGCGTTTCAGATGCCTTATACATCTTACGCGCCCAGCCATCGGTGCCGGCGGCGGCTTCCCACAAATCGTGGAAGTAATTATGCCCCTGCGGCGTGCCTATAAACGTGCAGCCGCCCTTACGATCGGACAGCGCCGGGCGGATGACCTCTGGAAAGATCGACTCCGGCATATCCGCGACCTCGTCCATCACGGCAAAGTCCAGATAAATCCCTCTCAGACTAGACGGGTTCTCACTGCCCAGAAGGCTGATGCGCGCGCCGTTGGGCAGATCGCATCTTAATTCTGTTTCATGGTACTTCGTGCCGGGTATCTTCGAGCTGAATTGCTTCAGATAGTCCCAGGCGACGTTCTTTGCCTGCCGATACGTCGGCGCTATATACGCCAGACGCGGGTTGGGCTTCTGCTCCTCGATCGCGCGCTTGAGCAGATGATTGATGGCGCAGACCGTTTTGCCGAACCGGCGGTGCATGACCAGCACGTTGAAGCGGTTCTTGTCGAGCATCTGGTGCAGCTCGACCTGCAGCGGTCGCGGCGTGTAGTCAATCTGTATCGTCTTCATTCTTCGATAGGCTTGCGGCCCCTAGTATGCTTTGCACGGCGGGGCGTAATGCGTCGTCCCGCGTTCCGGCGCAGTAAAGACACAGCCCCGGCTGGCGGTGTTGCGCCGCTGTCCATTGCGGCCAGCACGTCATCAATGGCGCCCTGCTTTTCTTTTGACCCCGTCCAGCCTATTAAACGCGCAAGGCTGGCGCCGGTTTTTGCGCGCGCGCTTGGTTTCATCATCATCTAATGTACCGTCTCGTTTGTGGCGTTTTCATAACCCTCGAACGGACCCATGAGCTGCTGCAGGAACCACTCCGCAGCCTCGGGCGTATCAAAACCTTCCAGCATGACGCACAGACCGAACTTGCCGTCCGCGTCAGCCATGCAGTAGGCGCTGTAGAACATCAGCCGCGTTTGCGGCCCATGACCGACTTCTTCTTCTTCGGAAAGCCGGCCTTCATATCCGCGTAGGACTTATCGCTGATCGTGGACTTCTTCTTCGATCGGCTGGTGCCAGCCTTTTTGCGTTTGTTGATATTCTCGTAGAGGCTCATGCCTTGTTCCTTTTGCTGATAGCCTTTGCCTTGCTCCTGGCATCCGCCGAGCTGGAAGCGCCCCATGCACGCAGCGCCAGCAGTTTCCTGGTCGGCTTGCCGTCCTTGTAGTCTGGACCCTTAGATGCGCCCATTCTGGCAAGGAACGACGCACGGCGAGGATTATCGCCGGACTTCACGGGGCGCTTCAGGTTCATGCCCTGCGCCTTCGCAGAGCGCCTGCCAGCCTCGTTCAAGCCGCCTTTCGGGTTCTTGCCGGCCTTGCGCTGCCATGCGGGTGTGGTCATTGGCTTTCCGATAAATGTTGTCTACCGTTGTCGTATGGATGAAGACGAACGCAGACAGAGAGCGCCGCCTGCCTCAGAGACAATGGACCCTGCCAAAAGGGCGTGGATGGGTGCATTCATGGCCGCTGCGCTGAAAAACATGCAGGGCGAACAAATTGACGCCGGCCTGCTCGCTGCAGGCGAAGCAATCGTCGCGCTGTCTGCTGATAAAGACATCGCAACCAAGCAACCCGCAGACAACGTGACGCGCATGGAAACAGGGCCGCATCACTACCTTGAAAACGCCCTGCAGCATTATCTGGCTGACAAGGAAGAGCATACAAAAGAGCAGCTAGACGAGCTGCGCGTTGCAACGCTCACCGTATTCCACAACCACACCGGGTGGCCGCATGACGGCCTGCCAGCCAACGATAGCTAGCTACTAGCAGCCCTGACCCCTATATTTCTTCCGTGTGTTTCCGCGCCGGGTGAGACGAGAGCGCACCGAGCGGCCGATGCACGTCTTTTTCTTGATGCGTACAGGGGGTGGAGCTGTCTTAGCCTTAGCCACGATGAGCCTCAGTTGTGGACGTGTTATGTTCCCGCTGACCGTGCCCCAATCTCTTGGGGGGTGGGGGGGTGCCGCAGGAAAATCGACCGATCAGTCAGGTCATCAACCTGACGGTCATGCCAATAAAATCAAACACTTAGACCCCGATCGTTGCAGGGGGGTTGCATCGGACCTCGACGCCCCAGCTTTGGGGGTCGATTTCTGGCAGGTCGCGCGCGTATTGCTGCGCCGCAGGCTGCGTGCTTTTAATCCGTCCCCTCAGCCCCGTCCGTCACCAGCTTCACAACCTCCGCGCTCCGCTGCTCCGCCTGCGTATCCTCATTGGCGTTCGCATCGCTGCCCCACACCAGCATCACCGGACCGTTGGCCTGCTCGACGTCTTCCTTCTTGTGACGCACGCCTCTGGGCTGCATCTTCGCAAAGGTCCACTTCTTCGTGTCCACCTCAAGCCTTCGACGCTGCACCTCGGCATTCATGTATCGCGGATCCATGTCGGCCGGCAAAGGTGACGCAGCCAGGTCGTGCATCTCATCCGCCAGCACTTCGGCTCCGATCGCCCTGGCACGGCTGTACATCTCGTATAGCTCTTCTGATCGCTGCACTGCCTGCAGGACGGTAGACCAAGCTGGCATCTTGTCGTTGTGCTCGCAGATGCTGCGTAGGCTCTTGCCTTTCGCCAGCTCGTCGCAGACGCCTTCCATCTTCTTTCGCGATAACTTGCCAGCCATAACCTGCTCATAAAAACGCCGGGCTGCGTTGCAGGTCGCAGGCCCGGCAGTTGAAGGGAGAAACAATAAAAGCAAATAGCCGTCCGGCTATTCTAAGAAAATCAACCACGTTTTCGGTTCATCGGGTCAAGGTTTCGTCAACCGCAGCCACGACTCGTGACGTTTTCTGTGGGCAATTCCATTAAATATCCGTCGCAGCACGTAGCTGCGTATCAGGCTTACCACGGTGAATATAAGGCTGATATACAACGACTTCGCGACCGTCGGCTCATAATCGAACAACGGAAACACTGCGAACGTGACGGCCCACGCAACGATAATCCCGACTCCGACATTTGTCGCAGCTTCAACGAACGAACTACGCCGCGACTGCACGGTTCCACCGCATGACAGTGTCCACCAGTACGGCTTCGTATACGCTCTTCACACGCCGTCGATCGGTGTGCTGGATTTTCGCGATGCGTGTCCATGCAGGTCCGCGGTGACGAAACGCTGCACTGGCAGCGACAGCCCACAGCAGCACGCGATCGTTCGCGTCAGGCACGCTCAAGACCACCTCATGGATAAAATCATAGTTTGAGATTTGCTCGGCAGTCGCACGCGGCAGACGTGTCGTTGTGGTAGCGTCCGGGTACGCCATCCAGTCGTGAGCAATCTCGGGCCACCACGCACCGGGCGTCTTGCGGAGAGCTGCCGGCAGTCGCCGGTCAGTCTCGGCGGCTTCGAGAAGCAAGTCGTGCAATTCGGGTGCGGTAAGCGTCCTGCTCTTCTTCACTTAGCTCTAACCAGCCTTTCCAGAAATCTGATCTATCAATCGGTGACATTTCTTCAACGAACTTTGTTAACGGATCAGCGCGAGCGGTTTTACCAGCAACGACTGATTGATAAGCGGCAGAGAAATTACGTTGATCAGTTGCTTTACCGACCAATTGACTAATCAGCGCCTTATCAACTTTATTTAATTTATATTTTTTGGGGTTAGTTAGCTTAACGATTGAAGCTAAACCAGCTCCATTAAGCTGTCTGACCACCAGACCGCTGTCAAGCAAATACTTCCCAGCTACGGCAAAACCACCCTGTAAACGTGCCGATACCTGTCGTTCCAGTACAGTCACGTCGCACTCCCCGCCGGCCTCGACCAGCGCAGAGATGACCAGCGTGGCGTCATGCGGGATCACGATTCCATACCTCATACTTGCATTCGGACGCGAACGGCGTGTCCCAAATCGATATTGCCAGCGCACGATCAGGCGCACCGCCCTTGCCCAGATAATCCTCGCGCCAGGTCAGGTTGACAAAACGCGACGGTCGATGACGCTGCCACTGATCAAAGCCCTTGCCGCAGGCCCACAGCCGTTCGTTGCAGATTAGCGCCATACGCTGCACGCCGATTGCGAAGGCGTGATCAATAAACCAGCGCATCCGTCTGAACGGGGGGTTCGTAATCAACACAGGCGCCTGTGCCTCGTTCCAGTCAAAGAAGTCATGCCCCGTCGCGATGTCGTGCGTAACGACCTCACAGCCGCGCTCACGCATGGCATCAGCCAGACGACCGTCACCCGCACACGGCTCCCAAATACGTCCCGGCAACCAGTCCAGGCGCTGCAGCATCGCGTCTATGATGCTGTGCGGCGTCGGATAAAAGTCACGTTCAGCGCGAGCCATTCGTGATCTTCTCCACGGCATCGATCCGCTGTCCGATCCAGCGCATGACATTCACCGCCATCGAGTTCCCTAACGCCTTGTACCGGGGGCCATCAGGACAGGCGTCAGCGTCCTTGTTGCGATACGGTATCCGCGTCCAGTTATCAGGGAAGCCTTGCAGCCGCTCGCACTCTGTCGGCGTAAGGCGGCGCACCATCATACTAGGTTCAGGAAGCAGCACTGCGGGCTGATTGTCTCCCATGTTTGACCGAAGCGTTCCGACAACATCAGAGACATTTGACGGACCAGCGCGGCGTCCGATGCTGCCAGGTTCAAACGCTGTCGGCACCAGCCCATGCTCATCACGAAACCCGGTGTTCGCGTCACCGCTTGATACCAGCGTCGGCGCTGTGTCAGGCACCAACGGCGTCCCGCGCCCCGTGCCGTCCTCGCTGGCGTCAAAGCCTTCCGCGCGCAGTGCGTGAGTGACCGGGATCACGCGCCCCGTGTAGGCGTCCTGTCCGTTCAGTCCGCCGCCCATGTGCGCGCCATCACTTAACGCGCCGCAAACCTCAAAGCCGATGTCTGACGGTATCAAGTGGCCGCTCTCCGCGTCTTGTACGCTCTTACTCAATCCTGTTCGCGCGCCTAATGTCCCAATAACGTCCTCTACGAAGTCGCCGGGGAACCCGCTACATTGGTTAGCGCCGACCGTAAGGCTGTCGGCAATTCTTTGCCGCGCTTCGCGGCGCGGCGCAATATGCCCTGACAGGCTTTCGCGCTCAAAAAGTACCGCTGCAGCACGCCGCCAGTCTCCAATATATCCGACAACGAACACACGCCTTCGTCGCTGGGGAACTGCTCTGGCAAAGCCGTCCACTCGGACGTACTGAGCGTCAAGAACTCGGTAGGCGAACCCATACCCGAGTTCGACCAGCCCTCCGAGTATGGAACCAAAGTCCCGTCCTTGTCCTGACGACAAGACGCCGGGGACGTTCTCCCAGACCAGCCACTTGGGCCGCAGTCTCTGAGCCAGTCTAAGATATTCGAGCGCCAGGTTACCGCGGTCGTCATCCAGTCCTCCTCTGAGGCCGGCGATTGAAAACGATTGACAAGGTGTGCCTCCGACCAAAAGCTGAATTGGCTCATATTGATTGTCCTCAATGGTTGTAAAATCGCCGTGCAGCGGCACGTCAGGAAAGCGATGCGCCAGCACGGCGCACGGAAACTTGTCGATTTCAGAAACAAAAGCGGCAGACCAGCCCAGCGGCGCCCACGCTACGGACGCAGCCTCAATGCCGGAACAGACGGATCCGTACTTCATTCGTCATTGTCCTGGCGCACGATCTTGAGCTTGTAGCCCATGTTGTTCAGCACCGCCTCGAAGGTGTTTAACGACGGCGACCGCGAGTACCGCCAGTCGCTGATCGTTGCATTCGACACGCCGCTACCCTCGGCCACGTCCTTAATCATCAGGAAGTCGCGGTTCATGATGGTGTACAGCTCACGCACCAGCGGCGGCGCCTTGTCCGGCACCGGAACCTTGCCTGCCCACTTGCTGCGGCCGCGACCAGCGGCAAGGTTCCGCATCGATCGCCGCTTGTTCATCTGCGGATTGCGCGGCGACACGCAGGGCTGCTGGATTGCTTCGTGCGTGACGTCGAAGATTTGCGAGAACTTATTGACATGACCGGCGTGCAGCTTCATGCGGCCTGTTTCCAGGGCGCGTATCGTCCACGGGTCGAGCCGTGCGACCGATGCGAGCTGATCAACCGACATGCCCGCCTTGCCGCGATACTTCACGACGCTGTTAGGGTGCGGCCGCGGGGTGTCGATCTTACCCATCGCGCAGCTCGACGTACTGCATGAGCGTGGCACGCGCCTCATCGATCGAGCGCACCACGGCGACGTAGCACCCGGCAGTCGTGAGCTGACCGATCATCTGTTTCTGGTTGTCGGACAGCCGGCCCTTGGCGGTCTTTATTTCAAGGAACACCGGCGCCCAGGTTGTAGCGGCGATCCACCATGTCGGGTTGACGAATATCTCTATGTCAGGCCAGCCAGCGCGGACGCCAAGCCGCTTCTGCTGCATCCGGTACTGGACCTTGTGCTTGCCTTCGTTGGGGCTGTGGTGAAATACCGAGCCGTCAGGTAGCGCGACCTTGAGCCAGTCCACGATTGCCTGATGGATTTCGCGCTCAGACAAGGAAGTCGCGAAGCGTGACTTCGCCCTCTGTCAGCTCCTCAATGCGCTCCAGCACCTGCAAGCTCGGCCGGCGCTTGTGCGCGCACAGCATCGACAAATACGGCTGGCTGATGCCAAGGCGCCGAGCAATTTGACGCTGACTATCCTGCTGCTTGTTGATCCATCGCGAGAGTCTCATAACGTCGCGATACATAACCGTCAGTTATTATGCAATAGGGTAGGTTGACGCGAAAAGCACATATCGGCATAATCGGTATCGTTTGTGTTAAATTCGTCAGCAAAAAATGGGGGGTAGAGATGAATACAGTTGTGCGATTGGACGACCATCGGCCTATCGACCCGGTGGAAGATGAACAGATACGCACGCTGCTCGCAAAGTGGTATAGCTTTTCGATCGGCGGCACTGAAAGTTACGGACCAGTCATTCTGACGCCGTTTCTTGCGAACCCAGAAACCGACCCGTTACACGAATTGCGCTATTCCATGCCGAAGGTGATGCTTGTGCTGCAGCCGTGCGTTGCCGCATGGGCAGCGCGCAAAATTTGTACGCTGGAAACTGTAGTCGAGGCAGTACACAGCCAACCCGAAATGGTTGTGCGGGAGTGGCTTAGTCTTTGCTGCGAAATTGGCGTGATCGAAATGCGCCAAAATAATAACGGCGACGTCCTCTACACACCGGCTCGCAACGTCGTTTATCGGGCCTTGGAAATAATTATTGGTCTGCAAAAAACGATAAACGATTTGCAAGATAATTACGGAGATGCGTTTGCCGAACTAAACCGTCAAATCGATTGGGTCGATATTGAGACTGCGTTACCAAAATAACGTGGCCGTGTTATGTACTATAGAACAACGAGGAAGAAAATTATGTTACTTCACGAAAGCATCCGCGCTGCTCGCCAGCGTGCAAAATTTAGCGGCGCGAAGGTTGCGGAAATGCTGAATATGTCGGCACAGGCTTATCGCCGCTATGAGCGCGGCGAGGTCGTGCCAAACGCTACAACAATACTACAGCTTGCGGGACTATTAGGATGTTCACCAACTGCAGTGATGCAGACCGGCGGGGTTGAAGACGAATCGCCTATCCGAACAAACCTCCAGCAGTTCGATCTGGAATTAAAAGAAGGTGAGACTCTGTCACTGGTCATCAATGCTACGGTCGCACCGACCCAGGTAGCGCCAAAACCGCGGCCTGTGAAATCGTATAAGCCGAAACTGACGGCGGCGCCGGCGCTACTAGAAAACCGAAAAAAGGCATAACACCGACGGTATAATTACAGCCGTATATATATCCATAAACGAACGATGTTGACGTTTCTGTAATGTTCTAGTATTTTATATCCCTCATGGTGATGATGGGATA